AGAGGAATTGACCATTATGAGTGCCAAGCAAAATAGTGACATTAATTATATTAAAGAAACTGTGGATGATATTAAAGTTTTAGTAAAGGAACAGAATGGTAGGGTTCGATGGTTAGAACAGCAAACTACAGCAATTAAATCTGTTGGTTCGTTTGTAGCCCTTGTATTCGGTTCATTAATCGGATGGTTATATAAAGGAGATGCGTAATGGAATGGATTCAAAGTCATTGGGTAAGTGTTGTAGGAACACTTGCTGTAATAGGTGGTGGCCTATACATACCCTTTGTAAGAGGGCTTGTAATTACAGGACTTAAAACTGTAGTTAGCGAAGCGGTATTAAAGAAAGTTGCTATTCAAATAATCGGAAAGCTAGTAAAATCAAGTAAGAATAAGTTGGATGATGTATGGTTTTCCGAGTTCAAAAAGAACGTGGAAGATGCCTAGGTTCAGCATAAAAAGTAAATCTAAACTCCATACCTGTCATGAAAATTTAATTGGATTATTCAATGAGGTTGTAAAACACTTTGACTGTACGATTATAGAAGGACATAGGGGTCAAAAGAAACAAGATGAAGCGTTTAATAAAGGAAATAGTAAAATCAAGTTCCCTTATGGTAAACATAATGCGTCTCCGAGTGTTGCTGTGGATGTTGCGCCGTACCCGATAGATTGGAATGACCGTGACAGATTTCACTACTTTGCAGGATACGTATTAGGAACAGCGAAGCAGATGGGCTTAAAGATAAGATGGGGCGGCGACTGGGATATGGATACGCAAACCAAAGATAACAAATTCGATGATTTAGTTCACTTCGAGTTAAAGAAATAATGCCTAAACAATATTTACAATTATCAAATTTCGCAGGCGGATTAAACACTAAGTTTGATGCTCGCGATATAAAAGACGATGAGATAACTAATGTTAGTAATTTACAGGTGTATAAGCCTGGTCAATTATTTTCATCAGCTCCTCACACACAAGTGACAACACTAGCTGGTACAGAACCTAGATTAGGGTACGGTATATTTCTTTTTAAATCTGATACACAGATAGATGATACGTCTGCACTAACAGAAATGTTAGCTTTAGCTGATACAACCAACAGTCAGATTGATATTATTTCTGACCCATTTGGCACTCCAGCAGCTACTTATGAGATTGACTTAGGTACTACAACAGGTGGTAAATATATTTATTATTATGTAGATGGAGCATTAAGAACTGCCGACGCTAATGGTGGAGCTAATAATACCGCTAATTGGTACGGATTTGTTAAAAGAGGAAGTTCTGCTTTCGGCGGAGATATAAATGATTGGGAATCTAAAACAAATGACTTAGCAGCCCCAGGTGGAGAGAATTGCGGCATAACAGATACTGGGTATGCCCCCACAGCTTCTAATAGCGGTGTTGGTTTTGATGTAGATTTAAGTGTATCCATAACTGACGATGATGGATTGTGGGAAGCGACTACTTATGAATTTGCTCAATCTTTCGTTTATGAAGGAGACCAAGAATCATTATTAACAACTTATCCTGAAACAGTAACTCTTTCCGTTAATAATTACTTTGAAAATGTTTATGTTGGGTTGAAATCAGCTTTCAATGAGAGAATAAAAGGTGGGAGAGTCTATATACGTAAACAGGGAAGTAATGATTTATGGACTTTATTTCTTGATATAGATTTTGAACGTGGTGTACGCAAAGATTTTGGGGCTCAGGATTATCATGGATTTAGTGCTACGAGTGGAGCTGCGTATAGTCATACATCTTTTACCGATGCAACTTGTGATACTACAAACACAGATGCAACAGTTGGTCATGATGATGATGATGGAGCAATAAAAGCTGGAATGTGGGTTACTGGTACTGGTATACCAACTGGCCCGGATGCGACTGTTTCTTCTGTAACTAGTGATACAGAATTTGAACTTTCTGCGAACGCTACCGCTACCAACGACCCTGTGACTTTGACATTTCATTCAGGATTTACTATAAAAGGGCCAAGTATTGATACTTACGAATCAATTAATGGATTTAGTCCTGATATTGGTCAAATATCTTTTGGTCAATCAGCTGGATTATTCTATAAAACTGTTACTATTTGCAATATGAGAACATTTGTCGCTCATGTAAACTATTATAAATCGACTGGTTCTTCTGAAATTAAATTGATGCCAGATAGAATATTATATACTCCACCTGGCAAATATGATACGTTTCCACCAAATCAGTTCATTGATATTGGTATAAATGATGGTGAAGATTTTACTGCTTTGGAATCTTTTGGAACGAAACTATTAGCTTTTAAAAATAGTACATTATACATAATAGATGTAACTTCTCCTGACGATATGGAATGGTTTTTAGAATCGACTCATAATGGACTTGGTGTTGATAAACCAGCTGCTGTTATTAGAACAGAGTTTGGTATTTGCTGGGCCAGAAAAACTGGTATATACGCATGGTCTCCATCTCAGGGTATAGTAGAACTGTCAGCTAAGTTAGATAAAAATCTATCCCCTATGACTGACATAACAGACCCAGTTATTGGGTATTATCCTCAAGATTCACATCTATTGATTATTCAAAATTGTGGAGCTGCTTCAGATGCTTTGATATATGATTTTACAACTAAGTCTTTTACAGAACTTGGTTCTTATACATCTGCTGCTATTAGTAATATTCAAAATGATGTAGATAATACAATATTTTCTTTAGGGGCAAGTATAAGAACATATTCATCAGCTCAGGGTTCTACTGCTTGGATATTGGAAACAAAAGATTTTGACTTCGGCAATCCTGGGGTATTAAAACGTCCATTGAAACTTATTGTAAGTTATTCTACATCCTCTGGAGTTACAGTTACTTCAAATTATTATAAGGATGGCGATGGTTCTCCAGACGGTTTAAATTCATCAACATGGACAACAGCTTCTAATGGTGGAGTAAAAGTTATAGATTTGAAAGGTATAGGTTCTGTTGCTAGTCTTAAATTTAAATTTACCGCTACTGGTAATTATAAAATTAATGATATGACAATAGTTTATAGAACATCTAGAAAATCACCATCTACTGGACAAAATTAATATGCCTATAGTTGATACCAATAGAATGTCAGCCCAAGACCGTAAGAAAGCAACAAATGATTTACACAGTCGAAACAAAAACCGTGTTGGAGGATGGCAAACAACGCCATCAGGGATGAAAGCTGGTACTTTGCAGATTGTTTCATCTGGTGGTGGTGAAAAGATTAGAATATATAATAGAATTATGGCTACTTCAGTTTTATTAAACGAAGGATTGGATTCTACTGAAACAGATATTAATCTTACAGTTGGAGGAGCTAGTAAATTTAAAATTGGTGATATGATTAGAATTGATGCTGAGCATATGCGAGTACAGGGTCAATCGTCAACAAATAATATAGTTGTTAAAAGGGGGGCTGACAATACCTACGCTACTACTCATGGTAATAATAGTCAGGTTATATACAAAGTTAACCCAAAAACGCCAACAAGATATAGTGAATTATCATCTGAAACATTATCTTTTACAAAGGATGGTTCAACATTTAATTATCCAAAACAAATGCAATTTATACCATCATCATTTTTAACATTTGGTTCATCTTTTGATTTTACAAATGCTGGTTTTATAGATTATGACGATAGTGAATATGATGTAATATTTATATTGAAAGATATGCAAATTTACAATTCAGCTGATACTGGTCAAGACCAATCTGTACAATTTTCAGCTGCGAATAAGTCAGCTACCGGGTTTACACCTATTGCAAAAATATATGTTGGTGGGGTATTAACTACTACAGATATAACGTCTTTTGATGATGCTAACGCTGTGTTTGGGGAGACTACATTATCTACGCCAAGTTACAGTACAGCAAAAACAAGTGCTGACGCATTTGATGATGCAGCTAATTCTGTTACTGACGCTGATGCTGTAATATCTTTAAGTGTTACATATACTATTACATATTCGGCTGTAAAGGGTAGTGGAGATTTACTTGTTGATGGTTATATAAGAGCTGGAACATCTGATGGTTCAACTGCTTTTAATTCATCTTTGTATCAGCAATCTTTTTTTGGTGATACCAGAGAATCGTCTGAGGGGGATGGCTCAAATACATATACTACTAGTTTCGATTTTGGTGGTGATTTAGGAGACCCTGCTAGAGTTGTATTAACAGTAACAGATTATACTCAGTTTGGGGCTACAGCTACAATGAGTATATCTATTGATAAAATTTCATACGTTACAGCTAGTGGCACAACACGTTCTGTGACAGGAGCAAATAAGGCAGACGCTATTGTAATAGCGCGATAAGGAGAATATTATGGCAAATTATGACCCAATGCAATCAGTAGTAGGACAGGCTGGTCTTCAGTTAAGCGGACAGGGATTAGCTTGGGAAGGAAAACAGAAGGGCCTGGGTAGACGGGCTATACAAGAATATTTAGACAAACAAGCTAGTGAAACTACCGAAGCTGGTCATGAGATGAGTCTTTGGAATTTACTTGCTACGGGGTTAGGCGCAGGTGCTACAGCTTTCGGAGGGCCTCTATTGGGAGGTTTAGTTGCTGGAGGAGTAAGTGGTTTGGGTGGTCATTTAGCAACAAAAGATTTAAATAAGGAGGGAGTTCCTAATGTTTTATATGGAGTCGCAGAGGCGGAAGAAGCTGAATCATACGCTCACCAAGCAATAGATACTCTAATTGGTTCTGTAGCTCCTCAAGCATTATCTACAGCAATAACAACACCACTAAACTATATGACACTAAAAAATACCTCTAGAGGTAACGGGACAGAACTTAGTGGATTTACTCCAGCACCCACTAATTTTTGGGAAAAATTTTTACAATCAAGGTATAACACATAGGGTTTTGTGTAGATAAATATAGGATGTAACATGGCTTTATACGACAATTATTTAAATCAAAACAATTTATATTCAAGACCATCTGAAATGATGTCTGATGTAAACGATTATCTTGGAGCTAATAGAGCTTCTTTACCAATGAATCAAAATAGTCTTGGTTCAATGATGAGCATCCCTGACCCAGGTAGAGGTGGTAATGGCGGTGGTGGCGGTGGCGGTGGCGGTGGTGGTGCCGGTAACGGCGGTGGCGGTTTCACTATAAAAACACCGTGGTTTGCTCAGCCTGGTGACCAGGGGCCTGGGCCAGATATATATGGGCAGGGAAAGGATTTACTTTCAAAATTTATTGGAGACTTAGGAGCTCTTGATGAGAACCAACAAAAAATGATGATGGATTTTATTACTGGTGGTGGAGAGTATGGAGATACTGCATCTGGAGTATCCAATGAGGAATATGCTCAATTATTCAATGTTAGCGATGATTACTCAGATAGATTCTCAGGATTTCCCAGACTGAATGATATATCTCAATCTATAGAAAATGTATTTGCTTATGGAGATGAGCAAAGAGGTTTTGAACAAAGGGCTGCTCAACAAGCTCAAATTCAACAGGGTGGAAAATTCCAAGGAGGTATGGGCTTCAGCAGATTTGGTAGGGGTAAAGGAATGGCTAATGCTTTAAACAGAAAACAAATGCAGGATACGTTGGAGCAAAGACAGGGAGCTGTAGATGAAGCCGTAGCGGGTAAATACGGTACTTTACTAAGTCATTTACAGTCAGCTATTCGTAGCGGATTCTCAACAGCCGGAACAATTCACGATGAAAACCCACTCGCGGTTTGGGGTTATGATAGTGAATTGGAGGACAAGAAAGAGAAAAGCAAATCAAAACATAAAAAGAAAAAGAAATCTAAATTGGATTGGTGGTTGGAATCATTGATGGGTTAGCGAGCTGATAGAGCAAGACATGGTTAAAAATAATGAAAATTAAAGGCAAAAGATAATGGCTGACGCATTAAGTGATTTAAGATACATTTCAAGAATGGGTTATAGAGACCCTTGGGCTGAAGCGACTAAGAATATTACTGATAGTTTACTGGCTTATGGTAACAGTAAACTAAAACGTGATATGTTGATTGCTGATTACGAGGATAAGCAAAAAGAGCGTAATTATAAACGTGGTCAAGATGCGATTGATAATTCTCTTGATATATTGAAATTGCTACCACCAGAAGAAAGAGGGCCTCAGTTAGACAGAATGTATAAAAATGGACAAGTTGGTGAGTCTGATTATACATCAATTAAACCTACCTTTGACAAGATAGCTGAAACTTCGACACAATGGAATAATTTGTTTGATAAAACAAAGGATAAAAACGCTACGGCAAAAGAGCGGTTCGAAGCAGCTTCTCGTATGTATGAAATCTCTGACACCGATACACGTAGAGGAACAGCCGGAGGGTTAAAGACTCATTATGGGAATGAACTTGGACGTGAAAACACTAGAGAATCAATGACTAATCTAGGAGCATTAAATAGCATTTATCTTGGTAATTCTATGGATATATACCAAGATGCAGTCAATGATTATAATTTCGCAGGGGCTAGTCAGATATTAAATAGTAAAATCGCACAAACAGGTAAATCTGTAACAGCTATAAATAGTACATATGAATGGTTAGTCGAGAATGAACAAAAAATGTTGAAAGAATTTGGTAAAATTGGGCAACCTTATATAGACGCGAAGAATTTACGTATACAAAATGAAAAAACTTTTTTAACTTGGCTACCAAAGGTTTATCAAAATATGCCATTTCCACAAGCACTGCAAGCTGCTAAAGCCGGAGTTAGTCCCACATCTCAAGATAGAAAATTAGCCAATCAACAGAAAAAAGTTAAGACTAAAATTACTCCGACTCCACCGCCAACTGTTTATAAACCAATACTAGGTATCAAGGAAGAAGATTTACAAATACCAGATAGTTCACTTGTATCACTCATTA